TTGCCTGTAAAAGCAAAATTTCCACAACGTGTTCCACAGCACGAACCTTGGCAAGGACACGAAAGTTGGAATCCGTTGGAAACTGCACCAGACAAAACTGAAGCAGTCGATACAGAAAGCCAAGATATACATATGGAAGAACGTCCTGTACATACGGACAGGACACCTATGAATGAATTAAAACCGGAGGATGATTGATGTTTCAAGCAATTGGGGGCGAACTTAGAAACGCAGCACTTAGAGAAAGCAATAGAGTTTTAGGAGATGCTGTAAATCAACTAGCCAGAAAAAGTCCTATACCTACTATAGCAACTGTAGGCGCAATACAAGGTGGATTACAAGGTGGATTGCAAGGAGCAATACGAGGAGCAGCACAAGGGGTTATTTCAGCAGGATTATCTCAACTGCAAAATCAAATTCCACCACAGTTTGCACAAGCCGCTGCTGCACTACAAGGCATTGCGAACCCAGCAGCATTTACACCAGATGGTTGGATAAATCCTGATCAACTAGCTGCTGGTTTTACACAGCCATTTGGAGGACAACCCGGGCAAAGAGGCACAGCAACAACAACTTATGCAGGCACTACATCTGCTGATAATCCTAGCACAGTAAGAACACAAATTGTGGATGCTACACAAGGAGAAGTTTTAACTATCAAAGATAGTTTCCTACAAGGTTTGCAAGGCGGATTGAGTAGTATTATTGGACAAGGCTTAAACAATTTATTAGGAAGTTTGCCTAGCACAATGCAAAACTTACTAAGTTCTACAGGTTTAACTGGTGCTCTTGGCAGTGCATTAGGTGCAATAGATGGTGCAATAGGAAAAGCATTAGGCGGATTAGGCGATGCATTAGGCGATGCAGCAGGAAAACTTGCAAGCGGATTAGGCGCTGCTATTGGCGGCATACCAGGCATAGGACCAGCATTTGAAGGCTTTACAAAAGGTATTGGAAATTTTACAAAAAATTTAAATGGCGCAATAAATGGACTACCGCCAGAATTGCGTAATGTAGTAAATGGCGCTGCGGCACAAGTTGGTGCAAATTTAATTGGAAAAGCATTGAACAGACCTAAGATTGTAAAAGATGTAGGCAGACAAGTTGCAAATAATATTAGGTTTAAAGAAAATCCTGTGACACAAGCAAATGCAATTGCTAGTGCAGCAAATGATCTTCACAAGAAAACATTTAAAACTACAGGTGATAAAACTTTTGCAAATGTTGCAAATGCTGCTAAAAAAACAGCAAAAAAGTTTGGCACAAAATTAGTAAAGAAAAAAGATTTGTATGGCTTTACAACACAAGACATTGTGAATACTAAGCCAGTTCAAAGATTTGTAAATGGAACTTTAGTAACTATTACTCCGCAAGTAAATAATCTTTACGACGAATTATTGGTATAAATACGTTATGGCTACAAATGAAAAACCACTTTATAAAAATGTAACAATATCTTCTCCAGGAGAAGAAGCTCCTGTAATCAGCAAGCAATACAGAGGTATTAGCACTGTAGCCAATCCACGTGGATTTAATCTATTTGATTTAGAAATAATCAAACAGGATGTAATAAATCATTTTCATATACGTAAAGGCGAAAAACTTGAAAATCCTACTTTTGGTACTGTGATTTGGGACGTACTGTTTGAACCATTTACTGAAGATTTAAAAGAACTTATTATCAAAGATATTACTGAAGTTATAAATTATGATCCACGTATAAACGTAAATTCTGTCACAGTTGACACATACGAAAGCGGCCTGCAAGTAGATTGCAGCATTACATATCTTCCATATAGCATCAGCGAAACAATACGTATAAAATTTGACCAAAACAACGGTCTTCTTTAAATGCGCATATAATTACTTCAGGTAAATATACTATAAAGTGAGGAATGGCATATGTCAACGACAGACAGGCAAAATCGACTTCTATTAGCAGAAGATTGGAAAGCAATATATCAAAGTTTCAAGTACGCTGATTTTCAAAGTTACGACTTTGATAATTTACGTAGAACAATGATCTCTTATATTAGAGAAAATTATCCAGAAGATTACAATGATTATATTGAAAGCAGCGAATATCTTGCACTGATTGATTTGATTGCATTTTTAGGTCAAAACCTAGCCTTCCGCACAGACTTAAATGCTAGAGAAAATTACATTGAAACAGCAGAGCGTAGAGAAAGCATTCTCCGCCTTGCACGTTTAATCAGTTATAATGCTAGTCGTAATACAACTGCTAACGGTTTGTTAAAAATCGATAGCGTTAGTACAACTGAAGATGTATTTGATGCAAATAACAATAACCTCAGTGGACAAACTGTTTTGTGGAATGATGCTACAAATAATGATTGGTATGAACAATTTATCAAAATCTTAAATTCAGCATTGCCTGCAAATTCACGCTTTGGACGTCCTGTAAAAAAATCTATTGTTGATGGCATTGTTACAGAGCAATATAGATTCAATGGAACCAATACAGATATACCTGTTTTTAGTTTTACTAAAACAGTTGATAATAAAAGTAGAAAATTTGAAATTACCAGTGCTGGTATTGACACAACAGATAATTTCATTTATGAAGAAGAACCGTTTCCTGGCAACAAACTTGCATTTCTATATAGAGACAGCGGTCAAGGCGCAGGCAGTGCAAACAGTGGATTCTTTTTACACTTTAGACAAGGTACTCTAAAAAATAATGTATTTGCTATTGATAATCCAGTACCAAATACAACTGTAAACATTGATACTGACAATGTAAACGAAACTGATGTTTGGTTATACAAACTAGACAGCAACGGCTTTGAACAGGATCTTTGGACAAAAGTAAGCAATGTTGAAGGTAACAACATTGTATATAACAGTATTGAAAAAGGCGTTAGAGACATTTATGGTGTGCTGAGTAGAATTAGCGACCGTATCAGTTTAATTTTCAGTGATGGTGTTTTTGGTACACTTCCTAAAGGTAGTTTTAAAGTATATTATAGAACCAGTGCAAATGAACAATACAAAATCAATCCTAGTGATTTAGTAGGTATTCAAATACAGATTCCTTATTTGAGTAAAAATGGAACCAACGAAACATTAAACTTAGTATTAGATTTACAATCACCTGTTTCAAATGCAGATAGTAGTGAAACAAATGAAAGTATTAAAACAAATGCTCCTAGCACATTCTATACGCAAAATAGACTTATTACAGGTGAAGACTACAATATTGGTCCTCTAGGAGTAAGTCAGCAAATTATAAAAACAAAAAGTATAAACAGAACCAGCAGTGGTATTAGTCGTTACTATGATTTACGTGATGCAACAGGCAAATACAGTAACACACTAATGTTTGGCGATGACGGTAGCATTTACAGTGAAGATTTAGCAAAGAAATTCAGTTTTGGATTTACAACTAGAACTGATATTGAAGCAGTTATAAATTCAAAAGTTTTAGAAATTATAAAACATACACAAACTAAGAATTTCTATTACAAATATTTTGATAGAAATACCAGTGTAGAAGATTTAAACTTTACTTGGAAGCCAACTACAAATGATACAAATCAAAGTACAGGTATCTTCCAAGACCAATTTGACATTCCTGTTGCAGTAAGCAGTTTTACAGCAAGTATTATGAGATTTGTTTCTCCAGGAAGTTTAGTAAAATTCATTGCGCCAAGTGGACATTATTTTGATAAGAAAAACAACATAGTTTCTGGCACGCCAAATAAACTAGGTGACAAAGTCTATATTTGGACAAAAATAGTAAGTGTATTTGAAAATGGAACAGTACAAGATATCGACAGTGATTTAGGCCCAGTTATTTTAAATGATAATATTCCAGAAGGTGCACAAATATCTGAAATTATTTCTGTGCTGAATCTAGGTATTGTAGCAGATACATTATCTCAAATGGTTGATCAAACATTCAGCTATAAAACATTTGGATTGCGTTATGATGTAGAAACATCAAACTGGAAAGTTATTACAAGTACAAACCTTGATAAAACAGGTGATTTTAGCACAGCTAGAGCAGGCGATGCAACAGGTACTAATCAAGATAGTAGCTGGATTTTCTTGTTTGAAACAAATGGCGAAACATACACTGTAACACATAGAGGTCTAAGATATGTGTTTGAAAGCGATGAGCAAATACGTTTTTACTTTGATGGAAATGACAGAATATATGACAGTAAAACAGGTAAAATTGTTACGGATACAATAGACGTTTTAAGTAATAACAATATTCCAGATAGTTTAACTAACTTTACACAGGATTGGAAATGGCAAGTTATTAGTGCATATAGATCGGCAGCTGGTTATGTAGACAGCAAAAAATTAGAAATAGGATTTGTTGATACAGATGCTGATGGTGTAATTGATGATCCCGATATTTTTACACAGATTGTTGCACCAGATTTCCTACCTGATACAAAGTATGTTTTTGCTAAAAAGGTTTTAAAGAACGATGTAGAAACATATGAATATGCTAATGCAGAAACAAATAACATTTTAGTAAAAAACACTGAAGGTGCTATAGGTGCATTTAGCAATTATACAGGAAATGAAGTTTTTTATATAAGCAGTAAAGATGTGTTTAAAAAAATAAATGCAACAATGACTGGTCTAGAATTAGATATAAATTGGCGTGCTTACAAAGGTAGAGATAGTTTACGATTTAATTATAGACACGCCGCGGCAGAAAATCGTAGAATAGATCCAAGCAGTAGTAACATTATTGATTTATATTTGCTTGAAAAAACATACGACATTGAATTTAGAAAATATCTCAAAGGCGATTTAGTTGAAAAACCATTGCCTCCAAGCAGTGATGCATTATATTTGAATTATGGTCAAGATATTAAAAAAATTAAAAGTATATCAGATGAACTGATTTATCATCCTGTAAAATACAAGCCTTTATTTGGTAGTCTAGCAGAAGATGATTTACAAGCAACAATTAAAATTGTAAAAAACACAGGCAGAGTTGTAAACGATAATGATATTAAATCAAGAGTTATTGACGCAATAAATCAATACTTTAGTTTAGAAAATTGGGATTTTGGTGAAACATTTTATTTCAGTGAATTGGCAGCATATGTAATGACACAAGTATCTCCAGATGCAGCAAGCATAGTTCTTGTTCCAAAAAGCGAAACACAAGTGTTTGGTAGTTTATATGAAATAGTTTGTGAAAACGATGAAATTTTTGTAAATGCAGCAAGCGTAGATGATATTGAAGTAATTGATAGCATTACTGCTGCACGTTTAAAAGCAACAGGTACTGTGATAACAAGTGATGATGTGTTAAACACAGGCATACAAAGTTCGCCTACAAATACAAATATTATTACCGAAGGAAATGATTACTAATGGCATACGAAGACAATCAAAACGAATATCCTGTTCCAGGACGTAATGATAGTAAAAGAACTACATCTTCATTATTACCAAGATATTTCCGTACTGATACCAATAAGAAATTTATTGGCAGTACATTAGATCAACTTACAGCACCTGGTGTTGTTGAAAAATTAAACGGATTTGTTGGTAGTAGAGAAGCCAAAGCAGCAGTTGTTGAAGATAATTACATTTCTGATGTAAACAAACAGCGTGAAGATTATCAACTTGAACCATTTACAATTATTGAAGACAATATCGGTAATGTAGAATTTAATGCAGATTATGTAGATTTGCTTGGCCAAATTGAAGCATTTGGCGGCACTACAAAAAATCATGATCAACTGTTTGCACAAGAATTTTATGCGTGGAATCCGCACATTGATTTTGACAAGTTTACAAACTTCCGTGAATACTACTGGTTACCAAATGGTCCACAGGAAGTTCCTGTAAGAGGCAACGGCATTGAAGTCATCAGCACATACAAAGTTACAACAGAAGTTGATGGCGGAGATACTGCATTTGTATTTTCACCAGATGGTGTAACTCGTAATAAAACTCTTAAATTATATAGAGGTCAAACATATAGATTTGAAGTAGACACACCTGGGCATCCTTTTGGTATTGCACTAAGCAGATTGAAAAATATTCCATATGCAGACAGCACAGAATATGCAGAAAATTTGTATTTAGAAGGTGTAGAAATTACAGAACAATACGACGACACTGTTATATTTAGAGAAGATTATGTTAGCGAAGGATTTGTTGAAAAAGGTATTTTAGAATTTACTGTGCCTACAAATGCTCCTAATAATTTGTATTATATTAGTCAAAACGATATAAATGTTAGCGGTGCTTTAAATTTATTTGATATTGAAGAAGCAACAGAAATTGATGTCGATGAAGAAATACTTGGCAAGAAAACTTACAAAACAGCAGATGGTTGGGAGTTTTCTAATGGTATGAAAATCTATTTCCAGGGCAATGTTACGCCTGAATCTTATGCACAAGGTTTGTATTATGTTGAAGGTGTAGGCGAAAGCATCGAATTAGTTGCAGTGAAAGATTTACAAGTTCCTGCTATTTTTACACAAGATACACAAGTACCATTTGATATAAATCCTTTTGACCGTGTACCGTTTGGCGATGCAAAAAGTTTTGCAGGCACAAAAGATTATGTTTGTATAAACCGTAGAGATAAAAGCAAAAACCCTTGGAGTAGATACAACAGATGGACACATCGTAGTGTAATTGAAAAATCAGCAGAAATCAATAATCAACCAATTGAAATTTTTGAAGATTTAAGAGCACGTAGACCTATTATAGAATTTGAACCAGATTTACGTTTGTTTAATCACGGTAACAGTGCAAAAGCAGCAGTTGATCTTGTTGACACATATACACAAGATGTTTTTAGTACAATCGAAGGCAGTGTAGGTTATAATGTTGATGGCATTGATTTAGCAGATGGTATGCGTGTTTTGTTTACAGCAGATCCAGATAGTCTTGTCAATGGTAAAATTTATGAAGTAAACTTTATTACACACAATAACAATTTACAGATTAGCTTAGTTGAAACTGACGATAGTGTACCTTTAGAAAATGAAACAATATTGATTTTAGACGGCGATGTAAATGCAGGTTGTATGTATTGGTATAATGGCACACAATGGAACAAAGCACAAGATAAATCAGGATTGAATCAATCTCCAAAATTTGACTTGTTTGACAACGAAGGAAACAGTATAGGTGATAACACCATTTACGACAGCACAGAATTTGTTGGAAATAGAATTTTTAATTATCGTGTAGGCGAAGGCACTGTTGATAACGAATTAGGATTTCCTCTTACATACAAAAACTTTGTAAACATAGGTGACATTGTTTTTGATTTTCCTTTATTAAATAAAACTTACAACTATAAAGTAAACAATGAATTTGTAAAAATTTCTAGCGATACTTTATTCTTAAAGAAATATAAAAATCAAAAAGACGAATATGTAAATGCATGGAAAAAAGCAACAGTAAAATCGCAACAATCTGTTGTTAGAAAATTTACAGGGTCTGAATTTACAAATAATTTTCCTATTGATGTTTATAATAACAGTGCAAATTTAACAGATTTAAAAGTTAAAGTTTATGTAAACAGTTTATTCAAAACACCTGGCATTGATTATACTTTACAAAATGAAAATAATGTTAAAAAGATTGTGTTTACAAATGATTTAGAATTTACAGATATTGTTGTTATAAAAACACATAGTAATGCAGATAAAAATTCAAATGGTTATTATGAAATACCTTATAATTTAGAAAGAAATCCATTAAACAGTAATATCACTGAATTTACATTAGGTGAAGTAAACGATCATGTTGAAGGATTGATAAGCGAATTAGATGGCTATCAAGGTGCACAACCTGGCGTCAGTAATTTAAGAGATTTAGGTTACGTAGCAGAATACGGCAGAAAATTTATTCAACATAGCGGGCCTATCAATTTATCTATGTATAATTTGATATCAAAAGATG